CCCATAACCAAAACCCCTTCAAACCAAACATCTATTCTTTTAGATATTTTTTCAAATTGAGCATCATCAGTTTTAGGTCCTTGAAAGTTATCATCTCTTTGAATTACTTTGTCACCACCATTTGCATTCCTCTTCTTTTTATATACTACGTTTAAATCAGTTTTATAAGAGAAGAATAATAATGTAGCAGAGTTGTTTCTTATGTTACCTCCTAAAATTGTACCTCCTTGAATGTTTTGATAGGCATCCCATTTAGAAGCTAATTTAGAAATCTCTTTAATCTCTTCTTGAGTTAATTTTGGATTTAATTTTTTAAGCTCTGTAATAGGTACATTCTTAACCTCACCAAAGTAATAACAATCTTGAAACGTAGGGTCTTCAGTAGGACTAAAAACCATATTAGCAGGATCGCAATATTCTATCCTTACGCCATTATGTGTATCAAAAGAATGTCTTACTGCTGAAACACCTAATATTACTTGGTCTTCATCTGTTCTTCTCTTGATTAAATCGTAGTTGTTTATGTTTAAAACATTCTCAATAGCTTTCTCCTCTGCAATTTCAATCTCATCCTTATAAAATTCCATGTGCAAATCAAGCTCTTGCTTGTTTTGTGGCATTTCTTCTTCAGGAATTGGATACATATTTATTCCTAATAACTCTTTAGCATCTTTTAATAAAGGAGCTGCTACCATAGCTTTCTCAACTTCAGTCTTATATTTATTCTTTTTATCTGAAGAAATATTATCTACTGCCTCTGCTTTAACTTCGTATTGCCTAGTAGACATTCCATTAACAACTATATCAACAAACTTTGGTATAATAGGAAGTGGTGTCCAATCTAAATTAAGGTATGAAATATCTCCATTAACAGACATTTCTTTTTTATACTTTTGAACCGATTGCTCTCCTCTAGCATATAATCGTAGTTTATGGAAGTGGTCTCTTGTAGTGTAAAACCTTGAACCATTTAATGAGGTTTTTCTAAACCACTCATTTTGAACGCTATGAGCCACACTTCTTCCATAATCATCACTTTTTTTAATCTCATCTGTTGCCAGTTGGTCAGGAAAATATATGTTAGGCATAGTTAAATCTTGATTCATATATGTTTTTTTATTTTAGTAATTCGCTGTGCATTCCTTTATTAGAATATCTTGCAAAATTAAACAATATTTCGGTACTATTTCTTATGGGTTTAGTTACGTAAGTTTGGTTAGCCATAATAGCAAGACCACTACTAATAGTTGCATCAAATTTAGTACGGTTTGTAATATCAAAGTTTGCCCAATCTAAAAGTGTTCTATTAAAATACATTGCTCCAACACTTCCTTCTTCTCTAAACTCCCCACTATAATCCACACCTACATACTGATTAATATATGCTTCAATAGCATTTGCTTGTAATTCAATAGTTTGAGTAGATGAAGGAATACCTCCCAATTCTTTCTCTGAAGAAGATAAATCATTCTTGTGTTTGTCAGGTCTATTTAGTGAGAAACCACGATACCCTCTATTGGTAAAATATTTTAACTGACCAACTTTATTATTCTCAATTAATATTGGCATACCATAAAAAACACAAGCCATTAAACAATTCTCGTAAAATTCTTCAGATGTTCTTGGTCTTGCTATATACTCTAAAAAGAAATGATTACTTGGAGCATCATCCATATTGAATTTAGTTAATCCGTGAAAAGAACCTTTAGAGCCTCCACCTCCAACTACACCTGATATATCGTATGTATCGCAACCAAAACTCCCTATATGTGCATTCCCTGGAAAATTCCTTCCATTCTTTAACTCTATGTTATTACGCATATCTGGTTTTGGAATCCAAGTTACTTTAAAATCCCCATCATTACAAGGAGTCCATATTACTTGAGTATCTTTAATACCATTCTTCCAAGAGAACTTCCCTGAAGTAATTACTCTTGCGTGTTCTAACCCATCGTTATAATCTATTTGCTCATATATTTTAGATAGGTCAAATAAGCTATTCTTAGCCTCGTCACGGAATGCGTGTCCTTCTGTCCTAGGATTTTGTCTATAGAACTCATTTAACGCATCAGAATCCTTCTTTAGAGCTTCTACGCTGTTCTCAAAGTAATCTAATACCCCATCATAAATAAAACCTCCTTGAATGTCTTTAATAGGCTTCTCAGACTTTCTAAATACAGGGAAACCATAAATATCAATGTACCCCTCAAAGTTCCATTCCATTGGTATGAATAAAGAATAAAGACCACTCATCGTTCTTCCATTCTTATCTCTTTTATTTACATCGCTATTATAGTATAGTTTTTTAAAGTTATCTCCTCCATTAGCTTGAGAGTTACACGTACTTCCCATCATACACTTACCTATAAGCTTCCTACCTACCCTTAAACAAGTTTGTGTTACTTTCCAGTTATTCTGTATGTTATTTGGTCTTAGCCACTTTCCACTCTCGTCATGCACAAGTAATTTTAACTTTTCCCCATCATAACTATTGTCTCCTGTATTAGCCCAGTCAATAGAGGTATCTAATCCCTCCATTTCATCTTGAGCATCAGACATATTATTCTTTGTAATTTTAGAGGCAGGAACACGGTAGGATATTTCTGTCTTAGGTTTATCCATACCATCCATAATAGGTTTAAAAAAGAATGGGTAATTACTTGAGATAGGAACTACCTTATCTGTAAACATTTTCTTTGCATCGCTACCTGTCTTTGATAAGATACCTAACCTACTATCTTTAGATATTGTAGCTACATTTACAAGTTCAGAACTTCCCATAAAAGAGAAACCACTCCTTCTATTCTTTAAGTAACATATACCAAAACTTCTATCATCAGCTTTACACGCCTCCCAAAATATCCAATAGATTCTATTACTCTCTCTAAACTCAGGAAGACCAATATCAATCTTTGTCCATTGAAGATACATATAGTGGCTTCCAGTTATATAAGATGGAGTTCCATTATTCATAAAGAACATTCCTTCATCTCGTTTATTAAACTCATCCTCTATATAGTCTACCCATTTACCTTTAAATTCTTTAGGCATACTATTCCATTGAAAGATAGTTTTTATCTTCTGTAGTTCTTTAGGGTATTCTTCAGCTTCCCAATATTGTTCTTCAGGTTTTTTGTCACGAATCTTTACTACATTTGTGACAGAAGGTAATGCAACTTTTAAACCTTGTATATTATATACCTCGCCTATAGTTCCATCTTTAGAAATTACAATTACATCAAACTCTTGATTATAACCATATTCCCATTCCTTCTTTTTATTTCTTTTATCTATTTCTTTTTTAGGGATTAAGTCTATTACTTGGTAAAGACTACTTTCCTTTGTTGCTTCGTTTTTCAGCAAAGCTTTCAAATTTTGGCTCATCTTTAATTGTATTAGGGTTTTCTTCAAGAATATCTTGCTCTCTTTGTATCTTATCTAAAATATAAAAAGCATCATCAAGTGCGGTTTTCTTTGCAAGTACAGCATTACGCATTTTATCAGCGGTTATATCTACTTCACTATCATCGGATATAATTTCATCAGCAAGAACTTTTATAAGCTCTGTAACCGATTTATAAGCAGCTTGAATAATCTGCTCTTTTAATTCTTTGTGGTTATACATATTTAATTTTATTTAATTTAAGAAGCAAAGGTATAAAAAAAATGCCCTCTGATTTAGAAGGCATTAATTTAAAAATGTTTAATATATTAATTAATTGTAAATTCTTATTTCTACATTCAAATCTAAAACACCATTTGTGCTTGTAAACACTCCAACATTCGTATTGTTTAATCTAGTGCCTCCAAATATTTTATTTTGTGCATTACCTGGATTACCTTGTGGAGTAATGAAAACAATTGTTTTTCCAGTTAATAATATAGGACTAGAAAATGTAACGTAATAAGAACCTACACTATCATAATTCCATGTCAATGTACATAATGTATCATTAAATATTACTGTTGCGGTAGGGTTTGATGTTCCTGATTGAGAAACTAATGCTACATAAGATTTATAAGTTTGAGAAATTGAACCTTGTGGTCCAACCGCACCTGTAGGTCCTGTAGCACCTGTAGCACCTGTAGGTCCTGTAGGTCCAACCGCACCTTGAGAAGCCAATAAAGCCCAGTTAGTTGTAGCAACTGTAGGATTAGATGTTCCTGAAGTAGCTAAAATACAAAAGTATGAAGCCCCACCATATCCAACTGCATCATTTACTACGTAAGAAGTTCCTGATACCCAAGCACCTTTCCAATAAAGTCCAGCAGGTCCAACAGGTCCTTGTGGCCCAGTAGGTCCTGTAGGTCCAACAGAAGATAAAGTATTATCATCTAATATAGTTTGTAAATCAGTTATGAATGTAGAGAATGAAGAGTAATTAACATTACTTGCATTTTGAAAATCTCTAACCTCAATATCTCCTCCTAAAATACTTACTCCAGTAAATTTATTAGATATATTTACTAATGTGTTTAATTTTATGTTCTCATCAGTAACGTTATTTAATTCAATGTTTTGAAAGCTAGCAATGTAATCTTTCTTTCTATAAGGAAGACCATTTAATTTAAAATACCTAGCATCATAATTTTCTATTTTCATATTTCTGTTTTATTTGTTTAATAAGTTTGTGCAAAGGTATAAAATATTTAGTTTAGTTTTAATAGTATATCTCTGTCATACATCCTATATAATTTCTCATCGTCTACTTCAAAAGCATATTCACTATCTTTTTTAAACGCTACTAAATCACCTTTAGAGAACCCTTGTTCAATTAGTTTTTTATTTGGGTATACTAAATAACCTGTGTGTTTTTCTTCCTTACTTGTGTCGTGTAATACTTTATCTTGGATAGCTTCTATAGGTTTTACAAAACAAAAGTTTAAATGTGGATTCCATTCTCCTTCATTATGTTTGTACATATAAATTCTATCAGGACTAACAATAAAAACACCATCTCTAAAATACTCAGGAGAGTTTGTTTGTCTTCCTTTCATATCAAAATAAATCCTAAAGATGTTGTGGTGTAGTATAACTATATCTCCTTTTTTAATATCCCCTTCATAATATATTGGAAGCTCATCTACAATAGCAAACCTATTAACGTATTTAGCTATCTCTAAAGAGGTATTAACTATAAACTTCTCTCCACTTATTTCTTTGGTATTTGAGTACTTATCTCCGTATGGTGAAACCACAAAATTATATGGACTCTTCATTAGTAATTGATATTAAATTCAACAAGGATTGGTAGGTTTTTATTTGGATTTTTCCACACTACTATTTCTTTATTTACATTCTCTATCCATACAAAATATCCATCTCCAATATCTGTAATAGCGTGTATTACATTAGATCCTCCTAATACTTCTTGACCAACTATATAGTGCATTGAGTTTTTGTAATCTACCCCTATAGTTAGTTTTCTTATTTCATTCTTCATTTTATTAAATTATTAAATTAACTTTTGGCAAATTTATGCAAAAAATGCCAAAGATATATCAATGGCATTTTACTTTATATTAAGTATAACAATATTATAGATAAACTCTAATTTCTATTGGTGTATTGTACATATCTCCATTTGTGCCGTCTGATACTATCATTATAGTACTTTGATTTGCTGATCCAAAACTTAATTTTGCTGAAAATAAATTTTCACTTGCATTTCTATAATCATCAGTAGTATTTCCAATTAACGCAAATGTTTTGTTTTCAATAAAAAGCGTATCTGATATTATTTTATATCTACCAATAGATAGATATTCAAAACCTATAGTTCCAATAGTATTTTCTAATACTGTAGCAGTAGGAGGATTTGTTCCTACTTGAGTCAATAAAGCAGTGTAAACTTTATACCCTCTAATAGCTAATTGTAAATCTCCAACAGTATAGTTTTTAGTACTATCTGCATCTTCGTGGTCTGTTCCAATAAGTTTATCATCTAATGATATTGTATTGTCTTCTAAGTAATTTTTTATTCTCATTTTTAGTATTTATTAATTATCTGGTGTACTTGGTATGTATTCTCTTTTTCCATCAGTTCTCCAAATATATAAAGAACGTGTAAGTGTTTTATTTTCATCAGTTGTTACGCTATAAATTGTAGTGGCAGATGGTGTTCCATCAGCTATCATTGAAGCATAAGTGCTTTTTAACTTATAAACAATACCTCCTCCAATAACGTTTAATGGTATAGGAACTAATGTACGAACAGGCGTAACTCCTCCAAATTGAAATTCATAAGTAGGGTTAGAACCTCCACTAATTCTATTAGCATAGTATTTCATTACAACCCTATCGGTATCTAAAAATATACCATCATCCCAAATAGCGGTTGCACTAAACTCAACATAAGTTCCGCCATCAATTACAGGAATAGTATTATCGCTTGTAGCTATTAATGTTTCAACACCTGCTAAAGTTCGTTTATAAACTCTAAAGAAAAAAGACGCTTCACCGCTTCCTGATATTCTTCTTATATTACCAATTGTTGTAATATTAAATACTCCAGGATTACCAACTATAATGTTAGTAGAAGTTGCTAAACTACTTATTAGTTGATTTGTGGTTGTAATTGCACCTGTTGATATGTCTACTGCTGTTGTATTAAATGATGGGTCTGTAATACTTGTTACTATTTTTACATAACCACTTATGTCACTTGCTACATTTGTTGGATAAAATACAATATTTGAGGGTAAATCTTCTAAAGATATAAAATGAGAGATTCCATTATCTCCATCATTAACAAGGTCACTTGTTTTTGTTGGTATATTACTAGTAAGTGCTAATGTTCCTGAGGCATCTGGTAATTCGTAGTATTGACTTGTTGTAGTTAATAAACTTGATCTAATAAATCCATTGAAACCTAAACCATTTGTTGATAAAGATATTCCATCTGGACTTATATAAACACCTTGTAATGTAAACTCATTAATAGTAAAAAAGTTTTCATAATTAAACCCAGTATAAAAATCAAGGTATCCTCCAATAATATTTTGAGGTCCTAATTCAATATCTGAAGTAGCACCTGAATAAGGAATGTATCCTGTTGCAGATGGTATTACATTATATAATTCCCAAACCGCACTACCTATAGTTGCATCAGTACAGATATAGTTTGTACCATCGTCTAAAGTCCAAATACTCCCAATTTTAAAACGTAAAGTATTGTCAAAAGAAATATCAGGAACTATATCAAAACAATTAGTTGAGTTTCTAATAAATCCATTCCCATCAAATACGTGTCTTATTCCACCTTGCCACATATCTTCAAATCCTACTCCACATATCCTTGAAATACCACCACTCTGACCAAAGTCATAAGTTCCTTTTTGAAGTAAAGAATAGTTTTCTAAAACAATAGAATCAGAATTATTAAGTAATATATCAGTTCCACCTGTATTGTTACCTAATGCAAGAGTTTCAGCTAAAGTTCCGCCTCCACCAGAAGGATTGTATTTATCAAGTATTAATGAAATTATATAATCTTTATCCTCTAACATACTTCCGTTACCATCTATAAAATCTAATGTAACAACAAAAAAATCTTCATTAGGTATATAAGGAATTAATCCTTTGATTTTATAAAGACCAAAGTGATTGATGTCTTCAGCTCTTGATAATATTATTTTCCCTCCATTTAAGAAGTTTAAATACTCAGATACATTATTTCCTTTTAAACTCTTATGACTTAATAAGAATGTATATATAGAAGAGAATGGTATTGATGAACCTATCTCTGTTACAAAAGATATTGTTCCATCCTCTCTAACTTCTCCAAGTGCTAATGTTTGGTATTTAAAAGTTAAGTACGGACTATTTATAATTTGATTATGATTATAATAATCTGCAAGTGTAGTTGGAGTAAAGTTCTTGGTTTGATTAAAATCATTGGAATCAGTACCTATCCATTTATCCGTAGCAGTTACAAGAGTATCTTTAGCGTAGTTGTTTATCCTCATTCGTTATATAATTATATACCCAGATTTATCTCTTGGTTTTGTTTGTAATACCCTCCAATTATTAAAACCTATTTTATCAAAATGAGGCATATCTTTAAAGCTCGCCCAGTTTCCACCCCAGCTCCATCCGTGCTTAGCAAACACTTTTACGCATTCATCCCAATCCGCAATACCATCATTATCCCAATCTTTATGTGTATCCCAACTAGCCTCTTTACCGTTTATAATTAATACAATATCAATAGCAAATCCATAGTTATGTATAGATTGTCCACCTTTAGCATTAGTTACCTTTGGTCTTTTAGCGTATAAAGCATCTTGCTCTGCAAAAGTTCTTAATCCTTGAGATATTCTTACTTGAGATTTTCCAGTTAATAATTTATTACATTCATCAACTATTAATTTCATTTCTTCTCTTACAGAAGGATGTAGTAAATTTATTCTATCTAGTGTTGATTTATCCATTATTTAAGTTTTATTTTATAATATATTCCAACGCCATACGTTATAGTTCCATCAAAATTTATTCCTACATTAGCCTGATATATATGGTCCTTTTTAGTTTTATACAATATACCTGGTGATACTAATTGTATATTTAGTTTATCTCCAAACACATTACCTCCTATGTACATCTGTCTTTTAGGGTCAGCTTGTTTTGTTATAGTAACTGTTTTAGTTACAAATGGTATTTTATAATCATATATCTTAGTTCTCTTCCCAAGTTTATTCATAAATACCGTATCATTAATAACAATAGTACCAAGACTATCTAATTTTAATGTATCAGAATAAACTCTTTTAGTAAGAAGGTCTAATAGTAATTTATTAAACCTTGTTTTACAAGAATCAATATTATCAGATGGATGATATTGTGGGTCAGAAGGAACAGGAACGTGAATTACGCTTATTTCTTTTACGGTTTTAATTACTGTATCCTTCTTTACTTCCCAAATAGTATCTATCTTGGTTTCTATTGTTGGAGGTGTATTAACAATGGATTTACCTGAACAAGACTTTTGTAATATAATAATTAAAATTAATATACAAATTGTAATGAATGTAAATGAGTTTTTTATTCGTTCTTTATTAATCATTATTGTTTTTTAAATATTTTTTCAAATGTTGTAGCTGTTAATGCTGTTCCTGCTAATGCTGTTACCGCTTGTATAAGAATGTCTGTATGAAATATAAACATTGCTACTATCAATGATAAAGCACTTAATAGTCCAATAAATCTTTTTGAACTATTGGCACTTTGTGAGTTTAATAATGACTTTAAATAATCAATCATCTTTTTTTGCGTTTTTGAGAACTATTAATTCTATCAATTTCCATAATGTATATACAATAGATATGATTAAAAGAAATATTCTTAAATAAGTTTCTATATTAGAAAAAGACAAGGTGAATGTCAGCAGGTTTAATATATATAGTTTCAAATCTTGGTGAGTCATTTTTGTTAATTATTTTTAAAGTCCTAAAAAGCTGTGTTTTGGGTTGTTTACTACGACTTCATTTTTCTCAAAATCAATTTCGTGACTACTCATAACATCGTAATGATAGCCATCAGCGAATATAGGTTTAATTTCTTCCGTAGGTTGGTTAATACAGATTTTACCTATTTCAACGATTGCTTGAATACCCTCTCCGAAAGATAAGATTTCCTCTTTATCAATTGTTTGTTTTACGTAAACATTCTTTGAAAGTAAATCAGCAATTGCAGTTTCTTTGTTTGCGTATTTTAATTTGTATATTTTCATAATATTATTGAGTTAAGGAAATACATTCGGTATCAGTTAAAGGTGTTGGGAATAACATTGTTGATTTTATGTATTTAGGAACGTCATTACCATTACCTCCTAAATATTCCATAGCGGTAAAAGCAAAAGGTGTAGCTGTTACCTCTTTAACACCATTAATAAACCAATCAGCAGATGTTCCATTCCATTTAATAGCTATTTTCACAGTAGTAGTTAATGTTTGATAAAAAACAGATTGAGTACCAGCTATAAATTTTACAATTTGTAATCTTTGAGAAACATTATTTGTTATATGTTTAATTGAAAATCCATTAGTTGTACCTCCACTAGAAGTATCTATATATAAAGAACTAGCAAAAGCCTCTCTTATTAAAGCTACATTATTATTCAATTCAATAAACCACGTGCCCCCAGCACTTGTAATAAGTCCATTTGTGTAAATGTTATTTCTTGAAAATACATCTGCGTTTCTTGTAACAGCTGAAGTAGTAGTTGGGATGTATGAAGTGGCGTAAGCTCCTGTTTCTAATTGACCTTTTGTAACGCTTCCTGTAACCGTTAAAACTAAACTTCCCGTAGTTGGTGTAAAAGTTAAAGTTACTCTATTATTTACGCCTGTGCCAACTAATGTGCCTACATAAGTTCCACTAAATACAATTGTTCCTGTTCCGTAAAATGAAACCGTACAAGCTACACCTGTAGTTGCTATTGTTTGAGTTACTACGACTGCACTATTTAATAACCTATTCATTCTCTGAGGCTCTAACAATAAACTCGGACAACCTCCAACGCTATCATAGTTTAATCTTGGGATAGTCGTTAATACATTTTCAACATTTCCCAAAGAATTAATCTGAGTTGCTGCCGTATCTCGTGTAAATGTCAAATCTCCGTTTCCGTTGCTTGGAATTATTGAATAAACTTTATTAGATTTTATAGCGTTTGGTGTCATAACCAAAGATGCTTTTGTAAGTAAACTCATTATATGTTATTTAAAGCGGTTAGTGTGGAAATTTGACAAGATTCTGCGGAATAGGTGCCAGAGTCGGTTGCTACTCTAATTTTAAAAGCGTTTATTAATGCAACTACACTAATTCCGTTTTGTCCTTGTCCACAATTCAATAATGTTAACATAATTAAGCATAGGTTAAGTTTATTACTACATCTCCAGCACCAACAGCACCAGTGTCTGTATCAGCAACACCACTTGTTATAGCAATAGCAATTCCTGAAGAAAAATTAACTCCCATAGAAAAAGGAATAGCAATACCAGCACCTTGTGTATTAGCTGGAACTGGAATAGTCATAATTGGTGTATCAGTTCCAACTGTAGGAGCAGATGCTTTATTATAAAACTTTAAATATCTAACCGTAGATGTAAGCCCAATAGCTACAATAGAATATAAATTTCCACCACTAGCTTTAACTGAAATAGCATTAGTACTAGCTAAAGATGTTAATTTGTAAGGGGTAGTACCGTTTACACCAGTAGTATTTGGTCTTGGACTAATTGGCAAAGGTATCGCCATATTTGAACCAGCCGTATTACTATCTAAGAATGTTATTAGTGTAGCTAAAGTATATTCTGTAGTTCCATTAGTAAACAACGGTCTGTTAGGGTCATTGTTTTTAAATACTCCATAAGCAGAAGTTCTAACTAAATCACTGAATCCTCCTAATATATGAAACACTACAAACGTATTTGTAATATTCTCTCTAGTTTCCAAAGAATAATAAGTAGATTCCATAGGAAGCCTTTGCTCAACTATTGAACTATCTACATCTGTAATGTATAGATAATTTCCTTTAATCTCAATTTTTTTTTCTCCTGCCATTGTTGTTTGTTATTTTTTATTTTTAGTATTATTTACTTTAGCAGATACTACTCTAAGATTACTCTTGTTATTACTGCCACCCTTTGCTAATGGTTTTATATGGTCCACTACATAACCATCAGGGATATTTTTAAATTTAGATCTAGCACTTACCCTTTCTGCTTGTTTCTTTTTTTCTTGAGGGGTATTGTTCTTTGCTTTTTTATAAGCCTTACCATCCTCTGATTTATTCCATTTGGTAGAAGTTTCCATGTGCTTTTTTCTAGCCTCTGGATTCTCTCTGTAATATTTAGCTGTTCTACCTAATGCCATTATTATTTCATTTTCTTTTTAGGAGCTACTGCTACTTTACCTTGCATTTTTTTAACTGCTACTTTTTTAGCTGCAAATTTAGTCTCCTCATTTTTCTGTACAGATTTACTCTCACCTTTCTCGTGCTTCATCATAACTGCTTTAGAAGGATATTTCTCTCCTGTTTTTTTGTCGTAAACTTGTTTAGTTGCGTTTTTCATTTTTTTATTGTTTTGTTTTGTTGTTTGTTTATCTAATCCTTTAAATATATTAACCTGAGTTTCATTGAATCTCATTACTCTATGGTTTAATGAATTTCCTATGTCCATTACTTATTTATTTATTTATTTATTCCCCTTTTTATGAGGTATAGATTTTTTAGGAAGTTCACTTGGTCCTTTACCTTTAACCTTAGATTTACCTGCTACCGATAGTGCAATAGCTATTGCTTGTGCTCTAGGTACTCCTGCTTTTAATTCGGTTTTGATATTCTTACCTACGTTTACTTTTCCTTTTAATAGTGGCATAATTTTATCTTATTTTTTATATGGAAATTTTTTATTTAAACTTTCTTTTCTTTTATCGCAAGGTTTACAATCTTTACCACCATTCATTTTTTTAACCAATGGTTTTATTCCTGAGAATTTAGTTAGCTTTTCAATAGTATCCCCTAATCCTTTACTCTTTGCCATATATCTACCATTTAACAGTTGAACTCCACCATGCCGCACTTGACTTACCTTTAGCTATATTCTTTCCGTGCCTTGCTTTAAAAGAAGCTCTTTTAGCCTTCATTTTATCAGACTCTCCAGCTTTAGGTTTTCCAGCAGTAGAAGCTCCTTGCTCACCAAATCTTATTATCTTTTCCTTACCATCAAAACAAGCCTTAACTACGTGAGACTTTTTAGGGTTGTCAGGAGTTCTTTTAGGTGCATTGCACTTCATTGTTTTTTTATCTACAGGCATCTATATTCTTTTGTTTGTAATCTGTGCAAAGTTACATATTTTTTTATTTTACATTTGCATATAAATTTAATTGAATATGGCAAGAATAGCTGGAAGAAGAAGAATGTATAAAAAGGGTGAGAGAAAATACTTGACTCAAAAGAGACCTTTAGTGGAAAGAAAACCATCATATTATTTTAGTGAGAAGGCATCCTCTTATTTAAAATATATTCGTGTGGTTAGAAAATACATACAAAAGAAGTATGAGCTCAGTATCTCTGAGCTTGAATTGGTCCTATATCTTTATGATGAAACCATCTTTGATAATAAGACTTTTGTAGAGTATTCATCAATCCTTGGTTTCTCTACTATAGATTGGTTACACCGTTTAAAAGAAAGAGGTATAGTTAAGAAGTGGAGAGATGAACCTGGATATAAAAGATTATATACCTTAACACATAAGTATAAGATTGCTTGTAATAAACTATATAAGCATCTTGAAGGAGAACCTATACCAACACACGTTAATCAAAACCCTTTGTTTAAAAGTACCGCATCCTATAGTGATAAGATGTACGCAAGACTTATAAAACAAATGAATAAAAAAAGAGAGGAAGGAAATAAATCCGACCTCTCTGAGTCTTAATACCAAAAGAAATAAAGAAAGATTAAACTTTTTCTGTGGTTTCTTCTGTAGGTTGTGTTTTCATCGTTAATAACAACTCTAATGCAGTATTAACTACAGAGGAATCTTTTAGGTTGAAAACTCCTTGTTTAGCAGACAGATTTAATGCTTGCTCTATAACCGTGATTGCTTGATCTAAATTCATTTTTATTGTTTATTTAAAGTATTATTCTTATGTCATTTTCTGTTATGATAAGGTATTTGTTTCCATCTATCCTAATTTCACTTGAATGGGTTTTATCGTAGTATAATCTATCGCCCTCGTTAATATCCTTTACTAAATCACCTTTAGAGAATACCTCTCCAAGTTTGTATCGTATATCTCTATCGTTGGCTTCAGTTATTAATAACCCAACTTTGTTTTTAACCTCTTCTTTAATTTGAGAGATAACTATGGTTTTTCCAAATGCTTTCATAATTATTCTGTTACTTTTTCGTATGTTAATTCAAAAATATCTGGTTTGCATGGATAAAATTCTCCTTTTACTCCTTTTATGATATAATCTCCAAGAGAAGCGTTCATCACTCCTTCTAATGTTTCAATTTTTAATTTTGGATCATCAAAGTCTTTATAGTCAATAGTTATATCGATATTACCCATAAATTCTTGAATATTTATAATTTCTTCTGGTTGATCATAAAATTGAATAGCTTCAATTTCTACTGGTTTCTTTCTATATTTCATATTAACCTTGTCTTTTATTTGTTATTGTAGCTTCCGTAGTTAGTAAAATAGATGAAACCGAAACCGCATTCTCAACTGCGTTTCTTAATACTTTAGTAGCGTCAATTACTCCCATTTTAAACATATCTCCACATTTTTCTGTAATTACATTATAACCATATCCTTTAGTATCTTCCCTAAATATATCAGATAATATTTCATCTAAATTAACACCAGCATTTTTTAATATTTGTTCAAAAGGAGAGTGTAAAGCAGACATTATTGAAAAGTAACCTTTATTGAAATCACTTTGAGAGTTTAATTCAAAAGTATCTTTAAACATTTGTAAGCCATTAAAAATGTCAATCAATGCTATACCTCCTCCAGGAAGAATTCCTTCTTCTAACGCAGCCTTTGTAGCTTTAATTGCATCATCAACTCTATCCTTCTTCTCTTTCATTTCAACCTCGCTATTAGCTCCTACTTTTACTACAGCAATACCTCCACATAATCTACCTAATCTATCTTCGTAATGCCATAGGTCCATTTTGTTCTCTGAGTTTGAAATAGACTCTCTTACATTTACTAATCTTGCTTCAATATCGTCTTGGTATTTTTCTCTATCTGTAATAAGAATGGTTTGATGTACATCTGAGATACATTTAAAAGCCTCTCCTAAGTAAGATGAATCAACGGTAGATAAATCATTACCTGTTTCATCAGATGCCAATGTAGCTCCTGTTAATGCGCATAGGTCTTGTAGTAATTCAAACCTTTTAATACCGAATCCTTCAGGGGAAACCACATTAACTTTAATTACTCCCTTAGCTTTATTTACATTCAAGGTATTCATAACACCATCTTCAACATCAGAGATTATCAAGAGACTTCTTTTGTTTTGCATTGCTGCTTCACATAATGGAAGAATATCCTCAAGACTTTTAATTTCTTGGTCTGATACAAATACTAATGGGTTTTCTAATACCGCCTCTTGTTTCTGTTGGTTTGTTACTAAGTAAGGAGAGTTATACCCTTTCTTAATTTTAGTTCCATCAATGATTTCAACGTATGTTTTAGAAGACATACTCTCTTCCATTGTTACTGCTCCATCAACACCAACCTTTAAGTAAGCATCTGCAATAATATCTCCAAGCTCTGCATCATTATTAGCTGAAATACGAGCAACACTTTTTAAAGTTTTATTATTAACCTTCTTACTTTGTTTTTTCAACGCTTCAACAATGTCGTTTGAAGCCACTTGCATACCTTTTTTAAACTGAGTGATATTTGTCTTTTCATCTATTAATGTAATTGCTTTATTTACAATACTTTGTGTAAGTACCGCTGTCGTTGTCGTTCCATCGCCTGCATTATCAGCACTTCTAGTAGATGCTTGTTTAATAATACTTGCTCCTAAATTCTCTGTAGGATCAGATAGATTAATAGACCTTGCTACTGTAACACCATCTTTAGATAAATGAGGTAGTCCTCTCTCGTCTTCTATTGCAACATTTCTTCCTGCTGCACCTAATGTAACTTTTACTGCATCCGCAACAATGTTTACACCATTAATTAATTTCTGTTTGGCATCACTTCCAAATAAAATTTCCTTTTCAATCATAGTTTTAATTTAATTTAATTTTTCTTGTTTTTGTTGAAGTAAATCCCTTACCTCTTCCCATTCATTAATATTATTTTCAAATGGTTCATAATCTTCAAGTACTATTAATACTTCTTCTGCTAAATAGAGTCCGTTATAAACTCCTAAATTTTCTACTAATTCTTCTACTTTTTCTTGTGGTGTCATATATTTAATTTAATTATTATTCCCAAATGAACTGCATCTTAAAGATAAAGAAGTAAACTCCTATTTCATTGTAATCATACTTCTCGTCTTTCCAGAAGAAGTCAAAACCAAAGAGACAAAGTTGTGGAGAGATTTCTAGTGTTATTTCCATAGTTTATTAATATTTAAAGGTTAATACTTTTACAACATTCATTTGTGCATTTAGTATTTCTCCAATTGTATGAAAATAAAGTTTTTCTGCTAAACCTGAGTTAAGTTTATTATTATAATCATTATATAATAAATTTGCTAACTCTGCACAAAGTTCTTTTGCTTTTTGAACTTTATCATCTCCAGAAGGATTAAAAGTTAATCCAACTAATTTTTCTCCAAATGTTAATTCTCTTGTTTCCATATTTGTATTTAATTTAATTTGACCTTGCAAATATATATCTTTTATTTTAATACATTTGTCTTTTCAACGTTAAAACACAAACAATGTACCATAAATTTATTAATAAGTGCGATGAATTACTATCTTCCTTTAAAGAAACAGGAGATATTGAATCATTATTGTACTTAGAAGCACATATCTCAGAGTTCTTAGACTTCGCTGTAGAAGACTATTTAGATGAAACCAATGATTCATATATCGATGAAAACACAAGTATTTCTAACGAGGTAGTCTTTAGTTGGAAGTCGGATAGCACGATATAAAATTACCTTCTTTAGTATATAACCTATCTACCTTAAACTTCTCATCTAGGTGGTTTAATATACTATCTAGGTTAGCCATCTGAAATATAGCCTGGAACTTATTAAAGTCCATATTCCTATCTTGTGATGCCTCCATGTAGTGTTCGTAAAACCACACAATATCATATTTGTTAGTGTTACGCATTTCAATGTATTTTTCTATTGCTTGTGTTTTCATAGGTTTTATATTTTATCTATATCTATAAGAGCCCCCATTTTTATTTCTCCATCAACAATACTAATCATTAAATCACAATTGTTTTTCTTTTTAAGTTCTCGTATTTTGTAGTTAATCATATCTTGTAACTGTACTGCGTCAATAAATATTGATTCATAACCTTCTTTTAGATTATTTAAATTGTTTTTTTCTTTCCAATCTTTTAATCTTTTAGCGTGTTTTTCTCTGAAAATTCTTTCGTATTCGTCCATGTTTATAATTTATTTATTTATTTATTTATTTATTTATTTAATTTGTTTTGACCATTTGTTATATTCATCCAAAGCATCCTGCACGTCATCTTCATCCCATAGATTATATACCGTATTGATATGAAGTTCTGATTTCTTAGACACACTTCTTTTAGTTAATCTACTTTCTAAAACCTCTTTGAATGACGATATAGCATGAGTTATTTTTATTACGTTACATCCCTTTATAAACTCTTGGTATGAATACGTTGAAAACATAGAGTAGTTGTAGTTGTCTATGTCTTTCTTAAACATAAAGTATAACCTCTTTACTGTCGATTCAGAAACCATACTAACTTTAGATATATCTTTTATTGTAAGGAATGTATTATCATCATTCCCTAATTCAATTAATAAATCAATAGCTCTTTCAATATTGTGTATTGATTCTATTCTTTTAGACTTATTATAGTGAGACATTACAACCTTTGATTTTCCATCGTATAGTTTCCCCTCAATCTCCCTATCTTTTTTTCCAATCTTATCATAAGGTTTAACCCAAAAGAATTTCTTCATTACAGGATATATTTCATATAAACCTTCTCTAACAGTATTTATATTATCTAGTATCACTCCTCTATCAGCTATTAATTCTTTGGTGTCAAAAAACTCTACACATAATAAATTCATATACTTAAATAATATTGTAGGATCTACATCTTGATTCAGATAAGACAATACTCCAGCTATTCTAAAAGCATTTGAAAAGTTCCCTCTTGATAATGAAGTATGAGCTGAGAATGAATCATACCCATCTTCTACGTAATAAGAAACCAAAGTACCATTATGTATTACTTCTTTACCAATCCTCTTAGCTTCCTCTAAATCTATCCCATCCCATCTTAATACCAATCTATATTTAGATAAGTAATCACCACTAGTTTTTAATTCTTCTGTTTTCATAGGTACAAATATACAACATATTTTCCATATTATATATATAAGTTATTAACTAAATAAAAGTATACAAGAGTGGTGTCACTCATCATATAAAGTATCCTTATAGAATGGTTGAGACCTATCTTGTATGTTTTTTAGAGAGTCAGATATCAGTAGTATTTAGGTTATCCCCCATTCTCCGACCATCAACCCTCTCCCGAAACTGATCTCCTTTATCCCCTCCCCTTCAAAATTAATTTAATTGGGTTTAAACTTTTTGTCTTTTTGTAAGTATATATATAAGGAGTAATTTTAATACCTATTTATATTATGTGTCTTTTTTTAAATAGTTAATCTATTACGTAAACTTTTATAGTAGGTTTATTTTTGTGGGAGCTATCCGGTATAATTTTTTTTGTTTGTATGTTGGTAGTGTTTGGGTAACCTCTCCAACTAATAACCAAAATAACTAATTTGTTTATTAATTCAATTCATATAACTAATTTTTCAACGTTTATATATTGTATTACAATAGTTTAAATAGTATTAAAATTACATTAAAAGTCTTATTAATATATATATGTGTTTTAATAGTTTTTTAAGCCTTATATATATACTTACTTTGCTAAATTAGTATACATGGAATTAAAAATATATATAAAAATCGACGCAATAAATTAACATAAACACTATATAATTATTCAATATATTAACATTTTCTTTGAATTATTCTCATTAATATGTTAAAGTTTTAATTTTGTGGTTATTTATTAAAACTATATTTGTACGTTTACCTCATCAAATAAGCAGAAGTATATATGTAGTGTATATATAGCCTTATATAAGATAGCAACAAAATAACATAAAATTATCATGACAAATTCAACAGCAACAAAAC